GAAAAGAGGGAAGGGAAGGGAGAAAAAGAGGGGCGCAGTTTGGCAGCACCAAAAAAAGCGAGGCACTTTTAACGGTTTTCGGCCTCGTCGCCCTCGGTCACGGCCCCGGCTTTAACCGTTAGAGCGTCTCACCTAGTCTAACCGATTAACCGTTAAAGATGTCCGATAAAAACGTAACGCCTATTTCCCCCGCCGTGGATTCCCTCGGGCGCAAGCGCTCACCTAACCAAGATCTCGGAAGGGCCGGTCGCCCGCAACCCGGCGACGGAGCTTTAACCCTAAAGTGTCCGAGCTTTTTAGACGTCCGAGGAAAAGAGGCATGGAAGCAAGCCGCCGCCGCGCTCCGGCGTAAAGGGATTTTAGACACGGCGGACGGTCGGCTCTTGGAACTCTTCGCGAGTAGCTATTCTATTTTTCGACGCGCCGAGGCACTCGTTAAGAAAAACGGGCTCTTGATTAACCAGCCCGGCCCGCGCGGGAAGACGGTTAAGGTTAAAAATCCGGCCCTCGATATTCGCGCTAAAGCATGGCGAGAAGTTACGGAGCTTTTTTCCTCGCTTGGTATCGGTCCGATTGCTCGTCGTAAATTGTTCTTAACCGATTCCGAAGACGACGCGGAGGAAGACGCTTTCGCGGTTCTCATGAGAATGAGAGCGGAGCGAAAGCAAGCGGCGATTGAAAAAGCGAAAGCGAACAAGTGAGTATCGTTAAGCAATACGCGCTCGACGTTATCGCCGATAACGTTGTCGCTAATCATTACGTTAAACAAGCGGCGGCTCGTCATTTGTCGGATCTTGAACGCGGCGACGTTTACTATTGCGAAGAAACCGAAGAGGAGGTCTTGGCGTTCGCCCGAATGTTTTACCATTATCAAGGGCCGCTTTCGGGAACTTCTTTCGAGCCCGAGCCGTTTCAAGCGTTCATCATTTGCTCTTGTTTGTGTTGGTTCCGCACGCGTGACGGACTTCGTCGATTCCGTTACGCTTATTGCGAGCTTCCTCGTAAAAACGCGAAGACGTTTCTCGCGGCGGTTATCGCTGGTTATCTTTTAAGCTTGGACGGGGAGGGAGGCGCGGAGGTTTATTCATGCGCTACCCAAAAAGCCCAAGCGTCGAAAGTGTGGAACGATTTTTATAAAATGGTTAAGCGATCTCCCGCGCTTGCTAATAGATTTGTCAAGCATTGGAACCACGTAGCTTTTCCGCCTCTCGATTCTCTCTTTCAGCCGTTAACCGGTAACTCGGAAAATCTCGACGGTCTTAACCCTCACGGTTCGATCAATGATGAGCTTCACGCGTGGAAGTCTCGCGACCTTTACGACGTCGTCGAGGACGGGATGGGAGCGCGGGAGCAACCTCTTGTCTTTAATATTACGACGGCGGGCGACAACTTGGAGGGGATTTGCTACGAAGTCCGAGCCCATGCGGTTAACATCGTCGAATCGATAGAGAGGCCGGACGATTATTCCGACGACACGTTTTTCGTTTTCATCGCCACGGTTGACGAGAAGGAAATGGACAATCCCGACTTTTGGAAAGATCCTCGAATTTGGGCGATGGCTAACCCGGCTCTTGGCTCGGCAAAGCGTCTCGATTATATGGCGGACCAAGTAAAAAAAGTCGAGCAGATGCCCGGCAAGTTAAACACGCTACTAAGAAAACAGTTTGACGTGTGGGTAACCGGGACGTCGAAAGGGATCGACGTTAAGAAATGGACGGACGAAATTAATATTGAGAATGACGAGTCGAAGTTACTCGGCCTCCATTGTCACGGCGGACTTGATCTCGCGGCGACCGTCGATATTGCCGGTTACTGTTGGCTCTTCCCGCCGCAAGAGGGACTCGAAAAAATGACGGTTCTTTTCCGTTTTTTCGTTCCCCGGAATACCATCGAGAAGCGTTACAAGCATGATCGAGTCCCCTATCCTAAATGGTTCGCCGCTGGTCATTTGATCGAATGCGGGGAAGACGTGATCGATAACGACGTTATGTTTAACCGAATTTACGAAGACGCGAGCAAGTTCGATATTCGATGCTTCGGTTTTGATCCGTGGAACGCTAATGATCTCGTCCGAAAGCTCCTCGAAAATTCTTTCGATATGGTCAGGATGCGCCAAGGGATTCCGACACTCGCAGCCCCGACGAAAGATCTTGAAACCCGCGTAACCGCCTCGACGATTCGTTGTTTGAATAATCCCGTTATGACATGGATGATACGAAACGCGGTTTTTACCGAAGATGAGAACGGGAACAAGCGACCGAATAAAAAGAAGTCCCGCGAGAAAATCGACGGCGTGGTAATGCTCGTTATGGCGCTAGGCCGGTATCTTTCAACGGTAGAGCCGGACGATGACGAGGAAGAAATCTACGGAGACGAGGACTTGCTTATTATTTAAAAGTCGTTAAGATTTCGCTTGTCAATGGGTTTACTCTCTAAAAAACGTCCTTCGAGCGCGGACTCGCCTTCGGTTGCTAGCCTTCCGATTAAGGCGTTACCGCCTCGTCGTGACGTTCAAAACTCGACTCTCGCAAACCCCGACGAAGATTTTCTCCGGGCGTTATGGCAAGGTGCGGAGAGTTCGTCCGGCGTTAAGGTCACTCCGCTAAAAGCGATGGGCGTTTCTACCGTCTTCGCTTGCGTTCGTATCCTGTGCCGCACGATTGCGACTATGCCCGTCGATGTTTTCGTTAAAGACGAGACCGGCGCTCTCGTCGCCGCCGAGGACAAAGCGACGCTTCGCCGCCTTCTCACGTTAAAGCCTAACGAGGAGATGACCGCTTACAATTTCAAGACGTCGGTTCAATATCACCTCGGCTTGCGTAACCTCTCTTACGCTCAAATCCAACGGAACCGCCTCGGCGAGCCTATCGGTTTAATTCCGCTTCACCGCGACGACGTGGTTATGATGCGAACGCAACCGAAAGCGAAAAATCTTTCCGGCGAGTTACGTTACAAAGTCAAAGGCGAGACGCTCGGCCCTTCCGAAATTCTTCGCATTGTCGATTTTACTCGCGACGGTATTAGCGGCGTCGATGTCGCGACCGCCGCTAACGACGTTCTCGGTCTCGCGATTGCGCTCGATCAATCCGCCTCAAAGTCATTCGCTAACGGATCGAGACTAGGCGGCGTGCTTCACACTGATAACAAACTCGACCCGACTCGACGCGATTCGTTAAAGGCGCAAATGGAAAACCAGTATTCTGGCGTCGGGAATGTCGGTAAGACTCTTGTTTTAGAGCAAGGTTTAAAGTGGATGCAAACGCAATCGACTAACCGCGACGCCGAGTTTAACGAATCTCGCAAAAGCCAAGCTTACGAGATTTGCCGCTTGTTCGGGGTCCAACCTCACCAAGTCGGAATCTTGCAAGACGCGACGCTTAATAACGTCGAGTCGATGTCGATTGAATACTTGAAATATGGGGTTATGCCTATGGTTTCGATGTGGGAGCAGTCCCTCGCTTGTGCCCTCCTAACCGACGAAGAAATTGAAGCTGGATACTGTATTCGCTTTGACTTCTCGGATTTACTTCGCGCGGACATTAAGTCGCTAGCCGATTACTTCTCGAAAGGCCGTCAATGGGGATGGCTGACCGCCGACGAGGTCCGCGAAGCAATGAACAAAAACCCGCTTCCCGACGGAGAAGGAAAAGGCGTGCTTTCTCCGTTAAACATGATCGATTCAAACAACCCGCCGCCTTCCGAATAATGAAAACTAAATCACTGTCTCTAATCGCTTTGGCGGGTCTTTTATCGGACTCCGCCTTTCTCCGTTTTAACAAGAAGGACAAAAAGAAAGGGTCGGAGCCCGCCGTTGATATTATCGAGTTCGTAAAAGCGAGAAAGGTTAACAAGAAGCTCGCGAAGAACGCGTCGAAAGATTGGCTTCGTATCGTTAACCAAGAAGGGAGCCGAGAAGCGACGATTTATATTTACGACGAAATTTCGTGGTTTGGAATTTTAGCCGAAGACGTCATTTCTCAAATTCAAGACCTCGACGTCGATACGATTCACGTCCGTATTAACTCACCCGGAGGAAGCGTCTTCGAGGGCGTTGCCATTGCGAATCTATTAAAAGCACACAAAGCGAAGATCGTTACGTATAACGACTCTCTCGCGGCTTCCATCGCGACGATTATCTTCCTCGCCGGTGACGAGCGCCACGTCGCCGATAACTCGCTTTTCATGATGCACAAACCTTCCTCGATTGTTTGGGGGACGGCGGACGAAATGAGACAAGAAGCGGAAGTCCTCGACATGATCGAGGGAACGCTTTTGACGACTTACGAGAACGCTTCCAATCTGGAGCGCTCCGAACTAACGGATATGATCGACGCTGAGACTTGGCTTGACGCCGAGCAATGCGTCGAGCACGGCTTCGCCGACGAAGAGTTCGAGGCGTCACAAATGGCGGCAAAAGCGGACCGCTCTAAGTTTGATTTTTCCGCGTTCCTTAACGCTCCCGAGACCGCTTCTCGGAAAAACAAATCTGCGACCAAAACTTCACCGCCGAAAGGTGACGAGGGGCCGGTTAACGAAACGCCGCCTCTTGCTCTCCTAGAATTGGAAGCGGAGGCTTTGCAACTAAACCAAAACTAAAAATACAATGAATCGAAAAGCATTGCTAAAGAAACGCAAGGCGGCACTCGCTAAACTGAATGGCCTCCTCGCAACCGCCCGCGACGAAAATCGCGAACTTACCGCCGACGAGCTTAACGACTATAACGCGGCAAAAGCCGACGTCGAAAGCGCGAATAACGCTCTCGACCTTTTGGACGAAAACGAGCGCATGAACGCCGACACGGAAGCGCGAGAGCGAACCGCTAACGAGCCGACTCGTCGTCCTCTCGTCGGAGATCCCGCTAACTCGGGCAATTCAGAAAGCGAAGAGCGCGACCTTGACCGCTTCTCTATGACGAGCTTCCTTCGCGGCGCTGTTAACCGCGCGACGGGCGACGGCGAGCCTCTCGAAGGTATCGAGCGCGAGATGGCGCAAGAGGCCCGTAACGAGGCACAAAATCACGGCGTCGATCTTAAAGGACTTGGCGTCCCGCAAATGATCCTTAATCATCGGAGCCGTAATAACGCAATGACCGTTACCGGAACCGGCGGAAACGCGGGCGGCGACTTGGTCCCAACCGAGCTTCGCTCTATGGTGGACATTCTTCGCGATAACATGGTCTTGTCTCAACTCGGCGCGACCTTTATCGGCGGACTGCAAGGAAACGTCGAATGGCCTCGTATCATCGACGGCACGGAGCCGACGGAGAAAGGCGAGAACGCCGAAGCGGACGTCCGCACCCTTGGGACGGGAATCATTCGCTCGACTCCTCACCGCTTGCCGGTCGTTTCGGAATACTCGACGCAACTTCTTTTGCAAGGGTCTCCCGACGTCGAGAGCTTCATTCGTCAAGACCTCATGACGTCGATTGCGCTTCGCATGGAACGTCAAGCAATTAACGGCGACGGAGCGGGCGACAATGTCCTCGGGCTTCTCAATACCGCCGGAATCGGCGCGGTCGCGGGCGGAGCTAACGGCGCGGCTCCTACCGAGGATCATTTGATTGATCTCGAAGGAGCGGTCGAGCTTCTTAACGCTCTCGACGGAAACCTCGGGTATCTCACAAATACCAAGGTTAAAACCAAGCTCAAGAAAACCCGAATCGAGGCCGGTCAAACCGATAAAGTTTGGAGTCGTGAAAACGAACTTAACGGTTACGGAAATGTCGCGGTTACTAACCTCGTCCCTTCTAACCTCACTAAAGGAAGCGCTAACGCCATCGCGTCGGCTATCATCTTCGGTAACTTCTCCGACATGCTTCTTAACCAGTGGGGAGGGCTCGACGTTCTCGTTAACCCTTACACTAAGGATTCTCAAGGACTTATTCGCGTAACCGTTTCGACTTTCTTCGACATGGTTCTCCGTCGCGCCGCTTCTTTCGCGGCAATGAAAGACGCTCTTACTTCCTAAGACGTTTCACTAAATCGGCTCGACGCTTCGGCGTCGGGCCTCAATCTTAACTAGACAAAAACATTATGAAAAAAGGTGATAAAGTCGGCGTGATTTCCGACTTCCATACTAAGGACGGAATTTTCCATCGCGGGAAAAACGTCGAAATCGGCAAAGACCTCTCGCTCGAAGACGCTAAAGAAGCGGCTATCGCGGGACGCCTTGCCACGCCCGCTGCTGCGGAGAAGGTCGCGAAAGCTGACAAAGCCGCCGCTGATAAAGCGGACAAGGGTAGCAAGTAACCCTTTTTAACGATGATTCTGGGATTTACGGTTAGATCGAGAACTTTTGACGCAAGCGCGGACTCTGAGGAGTTGGCGCTCGTTAAGGACTTTTTGCGGGTGTCGCACTCGTTTGATGACCTAACCGTAATCCCGGCGTCTATCGAAGCCGCTCTCGAATACTGCGAAGCTTGCGGTAACGTCGCTTACGTCGATTGCGAAATCGAGGCGACTTTTTCTTCTATTGGTTCCGACGGGGTCGAACTTCCTTTAACCGCGCTCCGCGCTATTACCAGCGTTGAGCGTTTTACGGACGGCGCTTTTGTTACTCTTTCGGATTCTGCTTACTCGGTCGGCACGCTAGCGACGGAGACAACACCGGCGCGACTTTATATCGAAGACGGGATCGACCCCGACTCGGGGGAAGGTCCACGTTACCGAGTCGTTTATCGGGCCGGTCTTAGCGCCACTCTTGGCGAGCTTTCTAACCGTTTGAAAATGGGGATTCTTCTTGCGGTTAATCATTTTTACGCTCATCGCAACGAGCAAAATCCCGATAAGACAATTCCGAGAAGCGTTTCGGATTTGGTAACGATTAACCGAAGTCCCGTTTTATGAATACCGGAAGAATGGATGGGAAAGTTTTTGTCGATTCTCCCGATTTCACTAGAGACAACCTCGGCGAAGTTAGCGAAAACTTTTCCGAGGTCGCTTTCGTTTGGAGGGAGAAGCGTTTTTTGCGGGGAAGGGAAGCGGACGAAGCGCGTTCTCAGTTTCCCGAGGCTTCGGTTATTTTCGAGATTTGGTATTCCGACGAGGTCTCTTCTATTACGACCGATTGGAGGTTAAGGGAGGAGAACGGCGATAAGTTTTCCGTTATTGATTCGATCCCCGTTCCCAGAGGAAGACCCGAAAAACTGATGATTTATTGCAAGGGACGGCAAGCGCCCGAAACTCCTACGAGCGATGAAGAATGATTTTAAAATGGTCCTTAGAAAAAAGGATTATGACAAAGCGTTAAGAAAGCTCGAAGCGTTAGGCGAGTCGGCGATTCGTCGCGGGATGCGTGAGAGCCTTCGGGCGGCGGCGAAGCCCGGAATTAAATCGATGCGGACAAAAACCGCGACGGAATCGAAAGCGTTAAGAAGGTCAATCGGCGTTCGAGTCAAAGCGTATCCGGCATCGAAAAACGCTTACGCTATTGTCGGCCCTCGTCGTGGTGTTACTTCGGTTTGGAATGGAAAACGTCGAGCCCCGGTTTTCTATGCTCATCTTATCAATAACGGCTTTAATCACGTTCGTTCCGGTCGCTCTATCGCGGGGACTCATTTTGTGGACCGGGCGTTAGCGGACAGCAAGGGGGCGATGCGACGCGCCTATAACCAAGAAATTGGAAAGCGTATCATGAAACACGCGCACCGTTTAGCGAAGAAATGAGCGACTTATTACTCCATACGAAAATCGTCGAAATCCTTAACGAAAACCCCGCTTTTACCGTTCTCGTCGGAAAGCGGCTTTTCCCTTCCGAGGCTTCCAATAATTCAAGCGAGGAAGTTTACGTCGTTTACGATCAAATCGCAGGGGAAGACGACAAAACGCACCAAGGAGACACCGAGACCCCGGTTTCGGTCTTTGAGTTTAAAATTTATTCCCCCTCGGCACGGGGACGACTGGAAGTTTCCGACGCGTTGAATAGTGCGCTAGTGACGTCGGAACTCACGGAAAGGGCCGGTTTCGCTTTGTCCAGCGTGGACCGTGAATACGTGTATGACTCTAAGGAGTCGGTTACTCGCGAGAAAGCGGGTCGTCGAGTCCTTTATCGAAGGCTTGTCAACTATCGAGTTAGATGGCAAGATAAATCCGCAATCAGTTAACCGATTAAACTATGAAATACCACGCTTACGGAGCTTTGCTCCAATACGAAGACCCTAATAACGCCGGGACGTTTATTAACGTCGCGGAGATCAAGGACATTTCCGGCCCCGGAGAGTCACTCGACATGGTCGATTCAACCACCCATACGAGCCCTAACGCAACCCGAGAATTTCTTCCCGGTCTTCTCGACCCCGGCGAAGTTTCGTTTGCCATTGCTTACGACCCCGAAGACTCCACTGGTCAAGCGTTTTTGAAATCTTCACTTCGTTCTCGCACGGAGCGGACTTTCCGAATCGTTAGCAAGACTACGAATAACGCTTATCGTCAATTTGACGGTTACGTTATGCAGTTCGAGCCGAAAGACCCGGTCGAGGGAATTATCGAAGCGGACTTCGCAATCAAAGTCACCGGACAAGTTACCGAAGGCACGGTCTAAATAATTTCAAGTCTCACAATCAATTATTATGGCAAAGAAAAGTAAAGTTGCGTTAAAGGCTAGTATTTCGTTATTCGTTCCGACTGGAGAAGTTGACGAGGAAACCGGAGAGGAAATCCGCGAGGAAAAAAAGTTTCCTGTCCGGTGGAATCGTCGAGCTATTTTCCGAATGTCGGAGGCGGGTTACGAGAAGCAAGTTGACGGAAAGGATTTCGCTTTCATGGTTACTCTTGTTTGGGCGTGTATTGACATTAGCAAGGGACGCCCCGAGCGAGAAGACGTCGCGGATTATATCCCCGAAGATGAAGCGAAAGCCGAAAAAGTTTTTTCGACTGTTCTCGGTTTAATCAATGATTCTGATACGGGAAAAAAGGGTTAGACCCCGGCTTGCGAGAGTGGGCTTTTTTCCGGCATCGGTTAAACCTTTCAACTGATGAATTTTTGAGTGCAACGCCTGATTCACTTCGGGCGTTGTCTCATTCATTCCAAGAAGAAAAAGAGCTTCAAGACCGGCGGCAAGCTTCGCTTATGTGCCTCATCTTTAACTTACTTCGACCAGCGAAAGCGCGAGCTAGATCGGTCGAGGACTTTATGCCGCAAAAAGCGGAATCGGTTAAACCTAAAAAGACCGAAAATCAAATCTTCTCAATTTTCGACAAACTCACGAAAGACGTAAAAAATGGCTAATGTTTCAATCGGCGGAATCGGTTTCGATCTCCGCGCCTATGGCGGAAAGTTCTCGAAGGACGTTCAGAAAGCTATGGGCAAAGTCGGGAAACAAATCTCGGCTTTCGGTGGGAAGATGCGGAACGCGGGCGCGGGAATGACGGCGGGACTAACGCTTCCGCTTGTCGCTTTTGGAGTCCAAGCCACTAAGACCTTTGCCAGCTTCGAGCAAGAGATGGCGAAAGTTAAAGCAGTCTCGGGCGCGACCGGTGCGGAGTTCGCGAGTTTGGAGGCGGAGGCGAAACGTCTCGGCGGTTCTACTCGATTCGCGGCTTCGGAGGTCGCTAACTTGCAACTCGAATACTCTAAGCTCGGTTTTAAGCCCGCTGAGATTAACGCGGCGACCGAGGCAACTCTCGCGCTTGCTCAAGCGTCCGGGTCGGATCTCGCGGAGAGCGCGGCGGTCGCGGGCGGAACGCTTCGAGGCTTTCAATTAGAAGCGTCGGAAATGGGACGTGTTACCGACGTCATGGCGAAAAGCTTTTCGTCGTCGGCACTCGATCTTTCCAAGTTTCGGGAGTCAATGAAGTTTGTCGCCCCGGTGGCGAAAGCGGCTAACGTGTCTCTCGAAGAGTCCTCGGCGCTCCTTTCGGTCCTCGGCGATAACATGGTCTCGGGTAGTCAGGCCGGAACCGCACTTCGCCGGATCATGTCCGAAATGGCGAAGACCGGGAAACCATTTTCGCAAGCGCTCGATGAGATCTCGCAAAAAGGAATCGGTCTTGTTGACGCGCAAGACGAGGTCGGTCGCTCGGCGCAAACCGCGCTTCTTATTCTCGCGGAAAACCGGGACAAGGTTAAAGCGCTAACGGATACTTATCGTGACGCCGGAGGTTCGGCAAAAGCGATGGCGGAGATTATGGACGCGACCACGGCGGGCGCGGGCAAGAGACTTTCTTCGGCGTTTGAATCTTTGCAAATTGCGGTCGGTGGCTTACTTGCGAAATACGTTACGCCGTTAATCGACAAGCTCGCGGTTTGGGTCGGAAAGTTTTCGCAGCTGGACGAAGGCACGCAAGGAATGATCGTAAAGGCCGGGTTATTTGCCGCCGCGCTCGGTCCTATTGTCGCCGGTATTGGAGCGGTTCTCGCGATTCTTCCCGCTTTTGTTTCCGGCGTTTCTATCGTCGGCGGTGTTATTTCGGCTCCGGTCCTTGCGGCGGTCGCGGCTGTTGGTGCGGCGATGTATCTCGTTATTCAACACAAAGACGCGATTGTCGCTACTATTACGAATCTTGTAAACACGGCTCGCGAGTGGTTTAACCAGTGGAAGGCGAACAACTCCGAAACACTGGCTCGGCTTTCGGAAGCTTGGAACACTTTCAAGACTACGTTTACCGCACTGTTTACAGCTATCGGCGGCGCGGTCGTCCGCACGACGCAAGCTATTGTCGGAAAGCTTAACGAATGGCTTGCCCCGATTGGAGGGCTCCAAGGGGCTTTTGAGATTTTCGCGACGGTCGTAACCGAAGTATTTACCGGCGTCTTTAACTTTTTGTCTGATATTTTCTCTCAGATTGCGGAAGTTCTCAACAGTGGCGGGACGGCTTGGGAGACGTTTAGCGGAATCGTTTTAGCTGTCGTTACGAAGATCGGAGAGGCTTTCGGAAAGCTAGTCGGCTTTGCTTGGGAAGGCATCAAAGCGATGAAAGACGCTTTCTTAGAGTTCGACTGGGGGAGTCTTGGAAAGGCGATTATCGACGGAATCGTCGCCGGTTTGAAAAATGGAGGTAAGCTCTTGAAAGACGCTACGGTCGGAATGGTTAAGGGGGCTTACGAGGGCGCGAAAGATTTTCTAGGTATTCGGTCTCCGTCTCGATTGTTCCGGGAGATGGGAGGTTTTACCGCGCAAGGACTGGCGCAAGGAATCGAAGGAGGCCGGGGAGACGCGGAAAAAGCGGCTTCACTTTTAGGACGTTCGGCGGTCGATGGGGCCGCTAAAGAGTTAAGCAAATTTGCCTCGATTGGCGGGCAAGCGGAAGGGACTTTTGATTCGCTTTTTGGGAAGCTCAAATCCGGCCTTCAAGACGGCAAGCTTGACTTCAAAGAATGGGCGTCTATCGCGGGAGATGCGGTCAAGGGATTGTCGAAAGCTTTCGGTGGCGCGGGCAATGGCAAGGGCGGTCTTTTAGGTTCCATCGGTCAAGTCCTCGGAGCGCTCGGAGGGAGCGGCGGAACGGGGCAAGGAACGGGAGGGATCGGGCAAGCGATTTCCTCGATTGCCGGGCTTTTTGGCGGTTCCGGCGCGGGGACGGGCAACTCGGGCGGGAGCGGCGGAGGTTCGACGCTCTCTTCTATTGTCGGTCTCGCATCTACGATTGGCGGCTTTTTCGCGGACGGCGGACGGCCTCCGCTCGGGCGCGTGTCGGTTGTCGGCGAGGAGGGGCCGGAGTTATTTGTCCCCGATACGGCGGGAACCGTGGTTCCTAATTCAGCGCTTCAAATGGCGGGCGGAGGTTCCGCTCCTAATGTGACCGTTAACAATAATTTCACGGCGGGCGTTACTCGCGCGGAATTGGCTAGCGTTCTTCCTCAACTTCAAAAGAACGTAATGAAGGGTGTAGTGGAAGGTGTCCAAAGGGGAGGCGCTTTTAGGACGGCGATTCAAAGCTAGACTTTCCTTTAACTTTAACCTATAAAAAATCATGACTCACTTTGTAAGACTCCTTTGCGACTCTCGCGACAGTTCTTCTATTGTAACCGACGCTCTTTCGAGACAACTTCCTTTTTTCTGGAGCGGTAACGCTTTTAATCTTCAAATTGCTCTTGCTGTCGGTTCTACTTTTTTGACTGCCTCCGACGTTACGACAATCGCGATTGAAATTAAGCCCATCTCGGCGGACCCGACTTCGGCCCCTTTGGTTCGCAAAGTTTATGCCGCTTCCGATTGTAACGCGTCTTTTGCTGGCTCGCAGTGGGACGGAGGGGCCGAGTCGCTTTTAGTCGCACCTTTTACAGCGGCGGAAGCTTCTTTGGGACGAGGACGTTACAGGCTTATCGTAATTCATACGGACTCGACGGGAAGGGAAACTCCGCACCTTTCGACGGCTTTGGAAGTCGGCGAGGATTATTATGCAGGGCCGTCTACGATCTCACCGCCTACGCCCGCCGCGCAATTCTACGACCGAACTGAAAGCGATACTCGTTACCCGAGTCGCCCCGAGATCTATGACCGAACAACTTCGGACGACCGTTTTCTTTCGACGGTTGGGTCGAGTCCGTTAACGACCGCGAAGCGAGAGTCCCTTGCGGCGCAATGGCCCGAGGCGGTTAAACAACCGAGAGTCCCCTCTTTACTTTCGTTAGAACAAGCAAAAACTTTGCCGGGAGTTCCGTTAGATTTAACAGTCCCGAGGACAGCGGACGGCGAGGATTACGACTTGACGCAACTCGTTCCGCTTTGGGGGTGGTGGAAAGTGAGGGCCGGGGCGTCTACTACCGCCGGAAATTTGAATCAAACTACCGGAAACGGCCAAGCGGTTTTGGCGGTTTTCGATAGTTCTGGAAATGATAATAAAGTTTTCGCCCAAGGCGGGAACGCTTCTTACTGGATTAGCACTAATACGGTTTCAACCGGTAAGCCTTCTATGTCTTTTGGCCCCGGTCGCTTGTATTCTGCGGACGGAAACGGGGCCATTACGGCGGCAGGTGCTTCGGTTTACCTCGTCGCGGATTCCGACGTTTTAGACGCGACGACGCCTCAAGTTCTTTTTTCAATCCGAAGCGCGAGCGGGGTTATTTTGAGCTTAGAGCAAAGGGGGACTATTTTGGTCGTTACTTACAAAGACGGAGGCGGAGCGCTTCAAGTGTTGAACACGTCTTACACGATCCAGACGCCCCTTGCTTTTTCCGTTGCTATGAGTTTCGACCGAGCGTTAGGGACGTGTAAAGTTGTCGTTAATAACCAGACTGTCGGCGATTTCTCGGGACTTACTTTTACGAGCGATGCGGCGAATAGGGTTAGCGTTTTTGGAGACTACGACGGAACGACGGTCGCTAATACTTTTGACGGACAACTTGTTGAGTTTGGCTTAATTGAGCGCCCGGTGAGTTCTTCGGAAATGGAGTCGCTTATGCATTATCTTATTTCTGTTAGTGGACTCCCCTATGTAGTTCCGGCGGAAGAACCGTATAAGCTGCTTGAAGTTGACGAAGCCGCGATCCAAGCGCAAGACGCGGATCAGGAAAGTTATGACGTAGCTCTTGATTTACCAGCGGGATTAGTTTCGGTCGGAGTCGTTTTTAACCGACTCATCGCGAGCGGGACGATTGGAGAGACTTTATCCGTAACGCACCCTACGGGAGGCGGAAGCACGGCGTTAGCAAACGGATTAGACAACCTAAGCGGGAACATCATCGAAGACGGACTTGTGTTTGAATCGACAGGAGGGGCCGGGACACTTTCTATCTCGGTGACGGGAGGAGAGATTAAAGGGATTATTGTTCGAGCGGCGGACGACGTTTCTAATACCGTAGAGGACCAAGGAACGGGGACGCACTGCTTTCCTTTGGCGATTCGGCACTCTAATAAAAAGCTCTATCGCGTTCATTGTCAGATTTACGATGCCGACGTTTACTTGTCCAATGGTGAAGGGCAAAGCGTTAAAGTTTTTGACGGCATTAACCGAAATGACCACTACCACAATGGCGCGGCTTGCATCGAGTTAGATAATGGTTCTATTCTCGTTTTCGCGGTCGGGCATAACACGGGAGCGATTTTCGCGAGAACGGTTTCCGCTGATTTGCAAACCCTTTCGGGAATAAAGTCTTGGGGCGGTTTCGGTTTTACTTACCTTCATGCGGTTAAACGTAAGTCGGACGGTTCGGTCTATCTGTTAACTCGGACCCAAGGGTCGCTACCTTACGGGGCCGGTCTTCTTCGTATCGACGACCCGGAGAACATCACGACTACGACGAGCCTTCTTGAAAAGTTCGCCGAGACGAATCTTCGACTCTATCCGAGAAAACTCGTCTTTTATGAGCGCGATGACGTCGAGTATCTTGTCGCGGTATGGTCCACGCGGTCGGGTGCGGAATGGCAAGGGCTCGCGGCGGTTTATTTTGATCTTAACGCCGGTCAATGGAAGACGCCCGAAGGGACGTCGGCTCCTAACGCAACGGCTCCTTACTTTAGAGACGCCTCTTTTACCGGCTCGATTGAAGATACGAAAGGGACCGGCCGTTGCGTGATTAAGCGAAACGGAGGGGAGGTCGATCAATGGTATGTTTTGAATGACGTAGCGGTTAGCATCGATTCTCAAGGATTGAGCCTTGCGACTTTGGTTTCTACTTCGTTGACGGATTCGGCTGTATTTAGTGCGACTACGGTAAACCTCTTAACGTATGTCAACGGCGGCGACCCCAAGTTGCGAGCCATCTCGGAAATCTCCGGTAACACGTATCGAGTCGATTGTCAGTTTTTGGAAACCGACCAAGACGTCGGAATTTTGGTCGTGAGTGAACGCGGGGCGCGGACTCCGCAAACGGACCCTTACGGCGATTCAGTTCCGCTTTATTATGATTGGTATGGCGAAGATTTTAGAGCATTCTCTTATGTCTTCGAGGAAGGCGAAATGGTGTTAGGTAGTTCTCGCGTTATTACGACGCAAGAGAAATCAGGCTTAACGCACGGATGGCTTGTTAAGATCGACGGCGAGCTTTCGTTAGACGTTCAAGTCGGTCGCAACTGGTATCATCACACTCACGCGCAAGCGACGCGTCAACTTTTAGAGTTTTAACGTGATTTTGAGTCCTCCAGATTCGCCCGGCTTTGTGGCGATGGCTATTAAGCCCGAAAGCGTCGTCGCTTCCTCGGAGTCGGGTTTCTCGAAGAAAGTTCAAGTCTATGACTGGGGCGGCAAGCGGTGGACGCTTACCGCTTCGCTCGGAGTTATGAACGAGCGGGACGCTAAAGCGTGGCGGGCTTTCTTTCTGCAACTGAATGGAAGGGCCGGAACTTTCTATCTCGGCGATTCCGCACACGGAGAGCCACTCGGCGCGGCTTTGGGATCTCCCGTTCTCTCGTCTTTTACGACGGAGTCCGCTATTTTGACCGGCCTTGCTCCTTCGGTCGTCGAGCAATTCGCTCCGGGGGATTGGCTCCAGATTGGCGACCGGCTTTACGCGGTCACGGAGAAAGCGGATTCGGACGCGACCGGCGCTTGCGTGGTCAAGCTTTGGCCTTCGATCCCGGTCGGGACGGGAACCGGGAGCGCGGTCGTCACGCGGGGCGCGGTCGGAGAGTTCCGCTTAACGGACTTCCCGGAGCAAGCGAGCCGTCTCGATAAACTGCAATCGGGTTTTGAGTTTTCAGCCACTAGCGAAGTATGAGCGAAAGAGAGTTAACGGAAGGAATGAAAAGCGAAATCGCGAAGCCCGTGGTCTCGCCCCTTTTGTTACTGAAAGCTGACTTCGACGACGGGCCGGTCAGGGTGTGGACCGGAGTAGGAGACATAGAGTGGAACGGGGAGACGTGGAACGGACTAGGAAACCTTCTCTCGGTCGATCCCGTTCAAGAGCAGTTAGACGGCTCCGCTCAAGGATTAAAGATCGTCCTTTCCGGCCTCGATTCGAGTTTCTTTTCTCCGGTTATGCTGGGCGATTATCAGGGGCGACGCGGAGAAATTTATTTCGGAGCGATTCGCGAAGATGGCTCGATCATCGACGATCCTTATTTGCTTTTCGCTGGCAAGCTAGACAGTGACGAAACCGAAGACGACGGAACGACTTCGACGTTAACGCTAAACGTCGAGAGTCGGCTCGCTGACCTTTTGAGAAAGCGCGAATACCGTTACACTCATCAAGACCAGCAAGCCCTCTACCCGGACGCTAACGACGACGGGTTAAAGTTCGTTCCAGCCCTTCAAAACTTGGGGCTCAAATGGGGACGCGCGTAGAGGACTGGCAAGAGCGCCTCGCGGCTTTCGTGGAATCAGTTCGCGACGTTCCTTTCGAGTGGAGCGTTAACGATTGCGTGACGCTAGCGGCGGGAGCCGTGGAAGCGGTAGCGGGCTTCGACCCTATGGCGCATCATCGGGGTTCATACCGAGACGCGCGGACCGCTCGTTTACTTATCGCCCGTTCGGGAGGTCTCGAAGCGCTCGTCCTCGGTTGCGGTTGTTTCCGCGAAGCTACCCCCGCCTTTGCTTCTCGCGGCGACGTCGTTCTCGTAGAAGATGAGAGCGGAGAAGACTCGCTCCGCGTATGCCTCGGCGTCGAGTTAATCGGGCCGGGAGAGTTCGGATTGTCTTTCGATAAAAACTCAAGTATAAAAAAAGTCTTCAAGCTATGGCTTCCGTAATTTCAGCAATTATCTATGTCGTCGAGGTGGTCGTCGCTATCGCGCAAGTCGTCGCCGTCGTCGCGCAAGTCGCGAGTTTTTTCATTAAACCCAAGCAACCGAAAAAGAGGGGGAACCGAGGACTTGCGTTAATGGTTCGAGAGTCGGATTACCCGCGCCGTCTTCTTTATGGAAAAGGACGGCTTGGCGGAATTTGGTTTTATACGGAAACCGTCGGTCCTTCTAACGAGGATCTTTGGTTAGTCCTTGGTGTTTGCGAAGGCGTCACTCGCGGCCCGAAGTTCGTTTATTTCAGCGACGAAAAAATCGAGCTTGAAGTTACGGGGCAAGATTCCAACGGACGCGACATTTACGAGCCCATCGGACCCGCGACCGGCGAAGAGCCCGAAGGCGGTCAAAAGTATCGAGGGACTGCGAGTTTCACTTTTTATCATGGAGACCAGACGACCGCCGACGCGCGGCTCGTCGAAGCGTCTTCGGGAAACTGGACCGAGCGTTGTCTTCTTTTGGGGATTTCTTATTGCGTGGTCCGACTCGAATTTGATTCCGACCTTTACGGCGGCGGAGTCCCGGAGATTTCTTTCTTGTGGGAGGGGCAAGCGGAGATCTTCGACCCGAGGAACGACTCGACCGGTTATACGGATAACGCGGCGCTTTGCCTTGCTCATTATATGACGCTCTCTCGTATCGGCCCTAACGCGGATTTCGCCACGGAGATCGACGCGCCGAGTCTCATCGCGGCGGCGAACGCTTGCGACGAAGACGTCCCGACTATCGCCGGGAGCGAGAAGCGTTACACCTGCGACGGCGTTATCTCAGTCGGTAACGGGCCGGAGGCGAATATCGCGGCGATGCTTACCGCGATGTCCGGCTTTACGTCTTACGCGGGAGGGCGCTTCACTTTTGGCGCGGCGGTATGGAGACCCCCTTCTTTTGAATTAACCGAAGACCATATTATCCGAGTTGAGCGCTTTCAAAACAAGATTCCGAAACGGTCTCGCGTTAACACGGTTAAAGGGCTTTTCGTGTCCGAGGCGAATCTCTTTCAGTCTTCGGACTTTCCGACGCGCACAAAGCAAAGCTATATCGACGCCGACGGAGAAGAGTTAGTCCTCGATCTTGATTTGCAATTTACGGAGAGTCCGTCGAGAGCGCAACGGCTCGCAAATATCGAACTCGAAGACCGTCGCTTACAAAGGACGTTACAAGTCGATTGCACGCTCGAAGCTTTTCGCGCCCAAGCCGGGAAAAATATCATGGTGACAATCGACCGTTACGGATTGAATCGAGCGCCCTTCCTTGTCGAAGGATTTTCTTTTGCAGTCAACACCGACGGAACATTAATGATTCAATTAACGCTTAACGAAACTTCTTCTAGCATTTACGATTGGACGACCGCTGACGAGTTGCCTGTCCCCGTGGTTCCGGTTTTGGAGAATGAAGGAGTTAAAGTTTCTTCGATTGTCGCGACTCCGGCCCCTGGAACATTCTTAACGACTGATTTTCCGCTTTTGGTTACGCTTCAGTCTTTGACGCCCGAGGCGGGGATTCGATGGAGCAAGACGCTTGTTCCCGAGAACGTCGGGAGCGGAAGTGAATATGTCGGGGCAATTACTCTTGATGCAAACGACCCACTTTTCGCGCGAGGTTTCAAAACTGATTACGCGGACTCGGACACGTTTGTCGGCGTCTACGCGGTCGAGCAAGTCGAGCGTCCGACGCTCGCCCCAGAGGGAGGGACGTTTCCCGTCGGGGACTTCCCGCTCGACGTCACGGCTTCGACGGTTACGCCCGGCGCTTCTATTCGCTGGAAGCTCGGAAGCGAGCCGACGGGCGATACGGACGGCAACGCTTATTCTGGCCCGGTCTCCGTGGCGGACGGCGACGTCTTGTTCGTCCGGGCGTTCAAGACGGGGCTTTTACCCTCGACGTCTTCGAGCGGAACTTATGCGAGTTCCTAACCGTCAAGGTAATTCTTGTCGATTCGTTCATTTTGTGGGACAGTTCCCGCGTTATGAAAGGCGTAACCAATACACTCGAAGTAATCGCGCTCGGCGCGGCTCTCACCTCCGCTATTGTTAACTCCCGCGAAGACGGCGAAGTTAACGCGGCGGATCTTGTTAACCTTATCGGCGTCGTCCCTCACGTTCAACCGGCGCTAGAGGACATTTCCGAAGTTCCCGAGGAATTGAAAGACCTCGACGAAGCGGAACTCGGCTTGATCCTTGACCGCGTTAAGGAAGTCGTCGGACAAGTCGGAGACGAGAAAGCCCTCGCTTACGCGGAGGCCGCGTTAAAGATCGGTCTTGCCGTCTTTGAAGCGGTCCAAGTTGCCCGCGCTTAACCTTCGCTAAACATAATATGGCGGGATCACTGAAAGCTTTTTTCGTAGCAATCGCGAAGCTGGCCGAAGTGGTCCCGCTTTTCATCCTTAACCGTGTTGAAAATGAAATTGATCGAATCGACGATAAAATTCTCGCTCTTAGCGTTGACGCAACTCCTCACGACCTCTTGCGGATCGAGCAACTTGGAGTCCGAAAAGAAAGAAAGGCTAAACTCGTCCGCGCTTTACGATCCTCCGTCGGTCAAACTGATTGAGGGCCGGTCTTACCAATTCGAGGAAGGCGTTCTCGTCGGTCGCGGTCAAAAGTTTTACTCTCAATATACTTTCTCCCGAGCTTTGATTAAAAAGAATCCGTGAGCTCGCGCAAATTCTCCAAACAAATTCTAAATAAAATTCACCATGAAAATGAACGTCTCGCAATTAACCTCGGCTCGATACGAGCTTCTCACTTCTAAAACCGTCGGGCTATCGGGTCCGACTTTCGGCGCTCTTGCGGAGACGCTCGACCGCGCTATCGGTTATCCCGCGCCTCCGGCCCTTTACTCTAATCTCGAAGAGATCCCACTTAACCCGAAACCTATCGCCGAGCTTCCCCCGGTTAAAGCTTCTAAGAAGGGTTTCAAAATCGCGCTTTGTGTCGGTCACTCTCGCCCCGGAGATAGCGGGGCCGCTTCGACGAGCGGCGTCAGTGAACACTCCTTTTACTCTAGATTCATCGTTAACGAGGTTGCGGCGGAACTCGGCTCAATCGGTTACGAGGTAATCATTATCGACGTTTACGAAGGCTCCAGCTATGGCCGCGCGATGCGTTGGCTTGCGAAAGAGCTAAAGCGGCTCGACGTCGATCTCGCCTATGAGTTCCATTTTAACGCCGCGTCTCCGAAGGCTCGCGGTTTCGAGACCCTCTTTTGGCACAAGTCCACGGTCTCGGAGAAAGTCGCGGTCGCCATGCAATCGACACAAGCGGAGCGTTACTCCGAGATGAGCGACCGAGGCGTCGAGCCTCTTGGAGATCAAGCGCATGAACGCGGGACGCTCTTTTGTTCTCTTCCTCATTGTCCTTCCCTCATTCTGGAGCCTTTCTTCGGGACTAACGCTTCCGAGGTCGCCGAGTATATGAGCGAAGAAGGCCGCCCGCGATTTGTCTCGATGCTCGCCGCCGGTATTGACGCGGGAGCTTTAACCTTAGTCGAGGCGTAAGCATGGTCGTCAATAAATACGCTCTCGCTTTTTTCGCTCCGCTCGTCGCGACTTCTTTTCTCTCGACGTTTAGCGAGTTATCGCCCGTTTTGATCGCGGCGATTTCGGTCGCTCTCGTCGTCGTTCTCTCGCTCTTCTCGGTCGTCGGGAAGCTCGTTCGCAACGATCCTAACGAGCGCGTCTCCGTGGCGGTAGCGGTCGGCCTAGCGTCCGGCCTCTTAGCCGTGGCGAGCGCGTTCGCTATCGAAGTCGCTAACCCCTTCATCGTCCTAACCGGGGCGATGGGAGCCGCGTATAAGGGGCCGGAATATCTCAAATCGAAAACCGAAGACAAAAAAGACAAATGAAACCTTTAGCAAAATACTCTTCGATTGCGCTTCTCTCGTTCTTCGTGATGGCGCTCGCGACTGTCATCGAGAACAACGTCGAGCGGCGCGACGCACGCGTCGAGGAGGCCACGGAGGAAGCCGAGAAAGCGGAAACGAAAGTCATGGCCTTAGAGGACGCGCTCGCGATGAAAGAGCGGCAACGTCTCCAGACTCAAAAGGTGATTGACTTCATGCTCGATAATCCTCGCTTCGCGGTCATCGAGGCGGATCGAGCGCAAACTATTCTGTCCGTTCGCGGAGACGTGGACGTTATCGGATGGGACCGCGAGACGCTCGAAGGGAGGCTCGTTTCTGATATGGTCGAGCTTGACGACCGAGACGAGCATTCTCGCGCTTACGTGCGCCGTGTGAGCGCGGGGAAGTCCGGGGAGGTTCATCTCTTCGAGGATGAAATCGGACTCACTGAGAGCGGCGAGGGGATCGCTTTACGCGGTCTCGTTTTGTGGCATCACGACCGGGGCTTGTCCGTGGCTTTCATCGCTCCGATTGAATAGAGTTTGTCGTAACGTGTGATTGTGAGACGTCCTAACGCGACGACGCCCCGCTCGATCTCTCGGGCGGGGCGTTTTAGTTTTGGCGCGGTTAGTTCTTCTTTTTGCGAGCGTATCGTTTTCTTGCGTGGAAGCGGTTCTTGCATCGAGACGAGCAGAAAACGCGGCCCGTGCAATTTTGATTGCCGCTAAATGATTTCCAATCGTCGCGGAATGCCGTTCCGCATTCTTTGCAAGTCGGGTGACGGTCCAAGTCTTTTCTACTCCGGTCCAGGTCTCTTTTCATTTTACGATCACTTAGAATTTCTCTTCCCTCGCTCCCGATTGTTTCGTTACGCGCTTCGCTTCTTCGGCATCCAGCAAGAACAAATGGAGCCCGTCAGTTTTCTCTTTGCACGCGATAACGCGTCCGCTCTTTTGGAAGTCCTCGAAAGCTTTCATATCGAATTTGAAATAACCGTTATCGCTCAAATGATGGAGCAAGACCGGCAAGAGCTTAGGCGCGATTTCGACGTAAGTATTGATCGTCTGTTTACCTGATACCGGTTTGCCCGCTCTTCGCGGTATGTCGCCCGCTCTTTCTAGTTCGGCGAGCAATGCCTCCGCCTCGATCAGCTTCTTTCGAGTTACCTCGAACTCGCGGTCGTAATTACAAAGGAACGATTGTAACTCGTCGGTCGCGGGTGAACAAAGGCACACTTCGCGGAGGACTATCGTTAAGAGTTCTCTTAATTGTGTATTCATAGATTATCGATTTCGTTAAAGAGTTCGGTTATTGCTTCCGGGATCTCGGACGGAGACAAGTTTAACCGGTGAGCAAGCCGCTTCAATTCGTAATGAGCTTTTCCCGCCTTGCCGATAATCCCTCCGTAGAGTTCGGCGCGGATTAGCTGGCAAGCTTGCGTCTTGATTCGATCTTCCGAGACGTGCGCTTCTTTTGGAAACGACACGCGTCCCGCGACTCTAAGCTCTCCAGCTTTGGCGACGTGGCCGCGTTTGGATTCCCACGGGCAAGCCGCGACGTCGATTACTTCGATCAGCTCGGGAGTTATCTTCATGACTTCAAGCGCAAGACTTGGTCTTCGGTAGGGACGGAGCCCGCTCTCGCGAAAGCTTCGACGATTTTACGCGTCCGGTCTCGATCTCGGTCGCAAACGCGAAAGACCATTTCGACGGTCGAGGGGGCGAACGGAACGCGGCAAGTCATCGCCGCTAGCCAATGCTCATCAGGCCAGTCTTTCAAGAAAGCTTCGTCATCCTCGGGCCGGTAAGCCGGTCCCGGTTCGAAGCCGGAATCCATAACGACGTCGCACTTGCGAGCGGTCTCTTTCCAGTTGCCGCCGGTGAACTCATGAATCGCGCGAACGACCTCGAAATCGAGCCCGTGGCGCTTGGCAAGTCCTCCGAGTCTCTGATTCGTCGCTCGACGCTTCATCCGTTCCAGTTTGCGACGCTTGGCCGCGAGCCATACCGAAAGTCGAAACGCGAGCTTGGAGGCCGCGAGACGTCGTTTCGTGCGTTTGCCGATACCGGCCTTTGACTGTTTGGCTTCGATTCGAGCGCGGAACTCATCGAGCGCGGCGATTATTTTAGGATCGTCTTTTGTTTTCATGATTCGCCCAAAAAGCCCGCGCGAGGCGGGCGAAGAGGATGGAGGGCCGGTCGAGCTAGGCCGCTTTAAAATCGACCTCGATTACGTTGTCCGGTGTCTCGTCTTTCTCGATGCCTTCGGCGGAGATTGTAGGGGCCATCGAGTAAGAGCCAAGTGGGGAGCAAGTCTCGCTGTCTTGGTGGTAGTCGGTAATTTTGACGCGATAAACGCCTTTCTTGATTCCGCTAAGATCTTTGAGCCAAACGCTTTTCTCGGAGCGGCGAACAACCTCGAAGCGAAAAACGCAATCGGAATCACAAATTGAAGTCGTGGAGTAGATTTGACCGGCGACGAATTGGTTTTGCTTAGACATGGAAATAGCTTTAACCGATTAACGGATTAACGCAATACCTTTTTTAAGAAAAAGAGAAAAAAAATACGCCGCTCCCCGCAAAAGCCACTAAAAGGGGAACGGCGTTAATCCTCGTCGCGAGGAAAAGTTATTGCGGCAACGGTGGCGGCGGGTCTTGCGCTCGCGCGACTTGCACGGGGCGCGGTTGCGGCTTCGGTATTGTCTCCGTTTCGAGCCTCATATTAGCGGGATAGTATTTCGCGCCTTGCTTAACGACCTTACCGGAGTTTATGAGGTCCATTTTAAGCGCGTAGTAATGTTTACCCGCGCGTCCCCAAGTCGCGGAGCAAGCTTCCTTCCATGCGCTGTCCTGCAATCCTTGGACCGGCAAGAGGTCGAAGAGGTCCGGCGCTCCGAATTCAGATTTAGACTTGCTCTTGTCTTGCGTGACCGCGCCGAAGATGTCCTCGGGGTCTTTGGAATCGTCCGGCCTCATAACCGGGAAGTCCCAAGAGACCACGAAGTCGGGAATGTCTGGAAGATAGCGAAGCTCGGACTCGACAACGAAAGAGCCCTTAGCTTCGTGCCGCGTCATCGTTAAGATAACGTCGGGGTCGCGAGCGAAAACGCCCGAGCCCGCCATACGGTCAATCGCTTCTTTGCCTGACTGGACGCCCTTCGAGAAGTGAGCGCCGAAGATAACCGCCGCGTCGAGGTCTTTGCCGAGCTTCTCGATGTTCTCCATGAGCAATCCCATATCGCCCGCGTCGTTCTCTGAGAGGCCACCGAGAGCCTTGTAAATCGGATCGACGATAATCATATCGATATTTAACTCTTGCGCCTTGGCGCGTGTCGTGAGGACGCGGGAAATTACTTCGAGATCGTAGCAATGATTACGGAGAGTCCAAAAAAGAAAGTTATCCGGGAGGTCCATCGACCGAGCCTTGCAAACGCTGTCTAAGCGTTGCTCGAAAAATCCGTTAATCAGTTCAAAGTTTAAGTAAAGAACTCGACCGCGTCTCGTCGGGAGCCCCCACCATTCGAGACCGTTAGCGACGGACAAGCCGAGATCGATTAACGACCAAGACTTAAACGACTTCGAGCCGCCCGCTAGGACCATCTTACACCCGCGATGCAAGAGGCCATCGACGATCATCTCCGGGAGAATGATCTCTTGTGGCGTGACGTCGCTTGCACGCTTGAAACCGGGGAGAGCGTCGTCGGTCGGCACGAAAGCCGCCGAGAGTAGCTTTTGAGCGTCGGAGCCCGCGAGAGGGGCGGGAGCGGCCCCCATTAGTGGGATTCCATCGCCTTCGACTGGTAAGACGGGAGGAAGGGCCGGAGGCGGAGAACTCGCGCGAGGTGGTAACGCTGGAGCTTGCCCCGCGTTGTCCGGCCCGTCGTAATTCTCCGCGAGGTATTGGCGGAAATTTTCTCGGGACATTTTATTTTGCGCGTTCCTGTCCGTAAGCTACGCCGACCGCGAGAGCGAGGCACCAAGCGAGCGAGAAGTAAAAAGTTTCCCGGTGATACTCGGGCAAGAGTCCGAGAAAGTAAGAGCAACCGAAGCAAATCGGAATTATCAGAATCGCCGTGAAAACGGCGGTTAATAAAGTCGCTAAGATAATAACGACTAGAGGCGTTTTTGGCTTTTGCATAGTGTCAGTGAGTTAGGTTAAAGGGTTATATTACTTTCCGTTAAGAGTAAACTCCGAATTGTAATAAAGCACGGCTTGGTGCTTTTGGGTCTTTGCGTTAATCATGCCCGGCATTCTGGAGAACTGAGATTTAGACCATAGCGTCGGGTCCGCGCCTAACGCGCAAGCGTCGGAAAAGAAATCGGTTAAGAACTCGGGAGGGGCGTCTTTACAATAAAACCAGCCATGAATTGATTTTCCTCCCGAATAGACCATTAACGCGAGCGGGAGCTTTTTTGAGAGGTGCGCTAAAATCGCCGCGTGTTCTTGAATCGCTCCGGTGTCAAACTCGACGACTTGGTAAACTTTCGGTCCGGTGTTGTTCTCGGTGTGATCGGATACCGCGCCGTCTTTATTCGTGCCGACGAAAGCCGACATAGGAGACGGGTTGATGTATTCAAAATTGACGCCGTTAAGCGCGTAATCTCGAATCTCGTTTCTCATTCGAGTGACGAACTCAAAAGCGGAGTAACCACCACAAACGAGATTAGAAGGCCGGTAAAGTGCTTCGAGGTAGAAAGCGGGGTCTTGCGCGAGCGTTGCTTCTTGCGAAGTCATCTCCCGGCCCTTGTCGAAGTAGGCCGCGACGATCTCCGCGCGATAGCTCTCCCCGAGCTTGGGCCATCTCTGAGTAACTTCTCCGCCTTCGGCTTTGCGCCGAGCGTAACGGATAGCCCCTCGGATTTCACGGTCCGGGACTTGGCGCTCGTCCACGGTATTAGCGGCGGCGCGTATGAGGTCGAAGACTCGCTCGTCGGAGTTACCGTCTTCGATTAAGAAAGCGGCGGCGGCAAAGATTTCTTGATGAAGTCCTTTCGCTCGAATGTCCGCGCGTCTCGCCCATTTGCGAAGCTCTGATTTGAAAGAAGCCATTAGGTTAAAGATTGAATAATCGTAAAAAGTTAGCGAGAAGCTTTCTTAGTTTTGCTTTTACGGGCCTTCCGCAAAATTCCTCGATAACGGAAAGAGTTTCTAAATTTTCGCTTTTCTTCATAACGGTTAAAGTTCGTCATCATAGTTAACGCTTCTCTTCATCATGCTCTTAAAGGAGTCCATGTCGAACGGAGAGAAGCTTCCGGGCATTCCATATACCGGCTCGATTGTCCTCTCGGTCTTCTCGAACTCGAAGTCCCCCTCGATTCTCGCTTTGACATAGTCGAGAGCCTCGCGACCTTGCTCGATTCGTGAACGCTCCGAAGCAATAGCGGAGAGCTTGGCGTTAATTCTGGAAGTGATGGGGTCGGAGCCTCGCTTGCATTTGACGCGCTTAACCGACTTCTTTAGCTTGGCTTCCCGCTTTTCGAGCTGTCGCTCTTTGCGGTTCATCTCAGCGACGCCTTGACGTATTTCGTCGAGGACGTGTTTTGCCACGTCCGAAGCTTCCGCGTTAAGGGCGTCTTCGATCATGGCTCCGAGAACTTCGTCGAGTCGGTTTTGCTTGGCCTCGTCAATGTCTCCGTGCAAATCGTAAAACTCGCGTTTCTCGGAATCAGATAGAACGACGTAAGCGCGGTTAAGCGCCTTGAATTGTTCCTCGTCCCCGCCTTTATCGGGATGGAGTTCTTTCGCGAAAGCGCGATACGCTTTTTTGATTTCGTCGAGCGTGGCGTCGCTATCGACTCCGAGAGTTTCGTAATGATTCATCGTCTTAAATTTCTTCGGCTTCCTCTTGGCAGATAGGGCAGTAAACCGCATCGGCGCGATGGCGCTTGCCGTTCTTGCTGATTCTAACGCGGAGCATCCCGTAAGAGTATTCCTCGTCGCATGACTCGCAGTAAACCGGGGAGCCGCTTTGCTCGAACTCAATTCGAGTTTGTTTCTTGTTGCCGTCTTCCATCGCCCAAAAAGCCCGCGCGAGGCGGGCGTTAGGTTAATAAATGTTAAAAGCGACTTTCGGCTTCGACGATCTCGGAAAGGTCGGCGGGGTTAGCCTCACCGGAAAGCAAAAACGGAAAGCCCTCTTCGTCGTCGTATCCTACCCACTCGCAATCGTAAATTTCTCCGTCACACCACTCGAAACGATCAATGAAGGACTGAGACGAGAAGGTCTTAGCGATGAGGTTGAGAGCGTCGGCCCGGTCTTCAAATTCGTAATACTCGTTAAAAGGAGATGAACCGGAAGTCGCGGAAACGTAGATTTTGGAATCGTCGGAATCGAACCAAGAAGGGGCGGAAGAATTTTGAACGTATTGCATTTTATTGGCTTTTGGTTTTGAAGCGTTTCTTGCTTCGTTGAAAATAGCTTTAACCGATTAACGGATTAACGCAATACCTTTTTTCGATTTATTTTTTGAAGCGGTCCGAAAGTTCCACTTTATCGCAAGCGATAGGGAGGCCGGTCGCCCATTCCGGCGCTTGGTTCATGATGTCTTTAAGCTCCGCCGCGCGTTCATGCGCTACTGCTTCGGGAACGACGACGACGGCTTCGTCATGGACGGTCCAGTTAACGCGAATGTCTGGAATCTTTAGGATCTCGATTAGGCGAGTCGCGAAGACTTCCCGCGCGACGTGCTGGACGACGTTCTCGACCAAGAGCCCGCCGTAAATGTTTTTGTGATCGGTCGGAAAGCGAGAGTCTTTATTTAACCAAGCGTCAATCTTTCGCTTTTTGTATTTCTTCCCGTTCCGGCCCTCCTCTTCCCATCGGTAGACCTCGACGTCGAAGTAACGAATCTGCGAGCCGCTCGGAGACGTGTAAAAGAAATGTCCGCCCTCGCATTTGTCCGCCGCGTTTTCCATCTGATGCCAGAAATTAACGACGAGCCCGTTAGAGCTTCGATAATCTTTAACGCTTGAAATAGCGCTCGGCATCTCTTGGATTTCGTGACGAATAAACGCTTCTTGAATTTCTGGATTTTTAGCGGGATTCTCTAACGCGCTAAAGAGTTGTTTCTCGGTCAAGATGCGCTCTCCGAATACATACGTTTTACGGTCCCGGTCGATTCTAAGACCGGCCATCGTCCGGGCGACGGTTACGAACGTATCAGCCCAAGCGCCGTATCCGAGACCGAGAAGACGCGCTTTCGCTAGTGAGTATTGAAGCGGGTTGACTTCTTTAAGCGGTCGAGGATCGACGTAACCCATCGAGGCGCGAGCGTGCGACTCGTAAGGCGAGATCCCCTCTCGGCACGCTTGCAAGAAGGCGTGGTCTCCAATGAGCCAATGAAGGACGCGCGGCTCGATCTGGTTTAGGTCGGCAATCGCGAAGACGTAACCCGGAGGCGGGCGAAGATGCCCACGAAGCGAGACTCCCTCGACTTCTTGTCGATTGAGGTTGAGAAGACGAAGTCCTTTTTGAGACTGCCAGCGTTTAGTGTGAGGCGACCCGCAATACTTCATCTCGAAAGGGACGCGCCCGTCTTCCTTTCGTCGGCGCTCTGATAGAACGGTTAGCGCTTGTGTGATCTGGTTCGCTTGCGTGTATTTGCGGACAAGCTCAATCCAAGGGTATTTATCACCGTGCTTTAAGTGCCAGTCGTCGGCGTCCTCCGAGGCTTTAGCGATGGACTCGGGCGGAATGATACCTACCTCGTAACAAGCCTTATTGAAAGCCGTTTGAGAGGCCGGAGAATACTTATGCCCCCACGGGATTTGATACTGTAAATCTAATTTGTGCTTTTCGAGTTTGGCCATGCTCTCGGCGATTTGCTCGTCGTCTACATAGATTCCATCCCATCCTTGATAGCGCGTCATTCGCGAGAGCGTGCGCTCTTGCTCGCTCCACTGGTTAGAGACCTTTAACCATATCCAAAGACAACCGCGCCCGTCCTCCCCGGCGTAGTCGCGCATCTCTTCGGGAGTCGCGTCGCCGGTCTTCATCTTGTCGCGGACGGTCTTGTCCATCTTCTCGCCGAGTATCGCGTTAGCCGCCCTTTCGAGCGACCGGCCCGCTTGCAAGAAAGCCGTCATGTCCGCCGTGCATTCCCACGTAGAAGCGCGAGCCGTGGTAACGACTCTTTCGAGTTCGAGAAGGCGCTTCCATACCAATTCATCGAAAGCCGCGTTATGGGAAAGCCATTTAATCCCGTTAATCGAATCCCACGGAGCCGCGCTCGGGTTTCCGACCCATCGCCAATAATTGACCCCGTCGAAGTATTCCAGCGCGACGAGGTAGGCGTCGAAAGCGATATTGTAAACGTAGCTCCACGCGGGCATTTTCGCGAGCGAGTAGGTCGAAGAGTAATACGTCTCGAAGTCAACTGCGACGACGGGCTCGTTACTGACTGGAGGGAAAGAAGGGCCGGGGACTTGACGCCACGCGGTATCATCTTCGATCTTGCTTCCGCTCGTTTCGTGAGTTGCGAAAAGGAGATTCTGTCCTTGCTCGTCGCATGGCGTGAACGTCTTGCTCATAACGAATTATTTTTCGCTCTTAATAATAGAAAGCTTTGTCTCGGCGGACAAGACGAGGACGTCGTTATCGGGAAACGCGCTCCCAAGCGACCCTTTAACGGATTCGATTCGCTCCATACTCGAATCGCCTACGACCTCGACGACTATAACGTCTTTTTCTTTTAACTTAATTACGGTTATCATTCTATTAAATAAGGTTATCGCTAACGAGCCCGCAGTCGAGGACGTGGAGCGCGTCGGCTTGGTTATCGTCGAGCGTCCAAGGCGCTCTCTTTGTCGGCTTGTGTGAAACCCATTCTTGACCGGGAAAGCGTTCGAGCGCGGCGTCGATCATCGCTTGCTTGTCCGAGTTGAGCTTTCCGCATCCGGTGGCGTGCTTCTTAACGGTAGCAATGTGAAACCCTTTAACCGGTATGTCGTAAATCGAAGCGACTTCGAGCGTCACGACTTTAAAACCGACGGCGACTTGCAGCGTGTTCCCTCCGCTCTTGTTCGACCCGGCGGGCTCCTCGTAATAAATCGAGCGTATTCCGTGCGTCTCGATGAGATCGATTAAAAATTGCCTATACTTGTTAAAGCGCAATCCGGGATGGTCGGCGGGCTTGTTCTTGGTCGCGGCGCTTGGCGTTACGACTTTCATTTCAGCGACTCCAGAGAATAAACTAAAATGACGTCCAGCAATACACCGGTTAGACTTGTTCGTCCTTACCGCGAATCCGGCCCTCGTAGCGAGATCGAGACCAAGGGCCGGGAGATTTGGCTCGCTCATTTCTTTTTTGCTGCGGATTTACGAGCGGTCTTCTTAGCGGCTTTTTTCGCCGGTGCCTTCTTAGCTGCTTTTTTCGCGGCTTTCTTTGCAACCGTCTTCTTTTTAGGTGGTGCCTTTTTCGCGGCTTCATCCCGTTCTTTGACGAGACGCGCTTCGCGTTGGCGGTAAGTGTTCGGCTTGCGTATCTCGATTCCATTGTGGAGCTTCTTGTTTAAAACCTCCGCTTTGATTTTGAAGGGAACGTCGTTATCGGCACGCGACAAAATAAACGCGTCTTCCTCTTCAGTCCACGCGCGGCGCTTACTCGGCGTCTTCGCGGCTTTTGGCTGGACCGCTTCGGCTTGCTCGATCTCTTCCGAGAGTCCAGCGACAACCGCTTCTTTCTCGTCCGCGATTCCAGCTTTAACCGGGTCGCTCTCGACGGTTACGTCTTCCGCGTCATCGTTTTCAAGTTGCGTCGCGAGTTCCGCTTTCTTGGCGTCGCGCTTCGCCTTGGCCTTCTCTTTCTTTTGCTCGTTCTTAGACTCGAAAAGTCTATCGACGTCGATAAGGTCGTTATTTCCGGCGGGCGTGGTTACGTCATAAGCGAGCTTTAACGGATCGGTCGAAGCAATGTCGGTTATACCGCGAACAAGCGAACGCGTCGGGACGTGATCTTGCAAGAGGAGAGGAAACTCGACTCGATGCGGCGCGTAATCGTTTTGAAGCCTCCAGATAGCAGAAACGAAAATGAGCTTATGCCATTCGATTTCAAAGTTAACCGGCGTATAAGCTTCGACGTGATAACGGCCCTTTTCCGTCGAGGAGATAAAGACGTTAGCGCCATAAAGACGCTTAACGACCTCGGTTTCGGTCACGCCGAAGAGCGTCGCGAAATAGGTCGCGCCGTAAGCGACGATTTGCGTCGCTTGGTTGTCGTAGGCTTTAACCTCGACGCCCGCACTCGTCTTGCGTGTCTTGTAGTCGAGGATACCGATTCCGACGCCCGCTTCCCATAACCTACGAAGTCCGTCGAAATCTCGCGACTTCGCAAGCTCCGGCATTCTTTCCGCGCCGGGTCCATAGGCGAAGGCGACGTCAAGCGTCCCGGCGAAGCCGTAACGCTGGTTAACGATAATCGTCTCCGTTTCGATGAAGACAAAACCCTTGCTCTCGATCCATTCGATTACCGGGTTACAATACGCTAAGAGATCGGTCGGGATTAAGGGCCGGACGCCTTGCTCGCTTCGTTGCGCGGCGGGTTTAAAATAATGCTCCATTGCGTCGTGGAGTTTTGTTCCGAAATCGGCGGCGGCTTTGACCTCAGAGTTTGCCTCTTCAAGAATTCGGTTAACGAAATACTCGTCGCTTTCCCCGGCCTTCCTTTGCAGGGTGAGCGCGGCGTTAATGGCTTTCTTGATCTGCCATTTAATCAAACCCGGTTTCGAGAAACTTCCGAGCAACTCGGAGACCGAGCAATAAAGCCCGAGCCTTCGAGCGTCCCTTAACGAGGTCGGTCTTTTCCCGTCGCCGTCGGCGCGTGCGATTTCATGAAACGGGACACCGTCGGCGGTATACCAGTGTTGAGAGCTTATCTGTGGAGCGGTTAAAATAGCCATTTTGTCAATGAGTGGTTAATTTTTGCACCTAAAAACCCGCCGCTCGCTCGGAAGCAAGGGCGGGTGAGTCGCGGCTATGTGAGACGGCCTAGAATGGGTTACCGGCGGGCGGTCCTGCTTGGAGCGGCGGAGTTTGCGCTTGCGCGGGTGGATCGCTAGAAGGGGATGTCGCAACCGTCGGGGCAATACCAGTCTCCGCAACTGGCAACGTATTCGCTGGCGGCTCCGCAGTCGGGGCAGGTGCGTTTCCCACCGGGACGCCCGGCGCTACTTCGGCGGTCTGTGGAACGCTAGAGACAGCGGCGGCTTGTGGCGCTCCTACCGGCGCGGGTGCCGCTTGAGGAGCGGGAGGCGCGGCTTGCGGCTCAAATCGAGCGCGGAGGTTGGCTTCCGTCAATACCTCTTGACCTTGGTAGTATTGCCCCGGCGCTTGTGGGTGTGGCGTCCACCCGTAAGGGAAGGCCGGTCCAGCGGTCGCAACCGGCGCGGGTGCCGCTTGAGGAGCGGGAGGCGCGGCTTGCGGTGCCACTTGTGGAACCCCTCCCGCGACGGGAGCGGCTCCCGTTTGAGGCGCGGAAACGTCATCCGGCGCGGCGGCGGCTACGAGTGCCGCGAATTCGCTCGGGTGTGGGACTTGGTTCGCGAGTTGAGCCATTACCGGGGCAATGGACATGATCTTAGCGTAAACCTTGCCCGGCGTGTTCGCCGCTTCCTTGTGCGCGATGGTGAGCATACACCCAGCGCTTTCGAGTTCGCAGTAATCCCAGCCGATTTGCGGTTGAGCCCCGAGCCACTGAGTCAGGAACTTCATGAGGTTAGAGTTGGGAAGACCGGAAATCGTGTATTCGTAAGTCTGGACGAGATAGAGCGCTCCGGTGGAGAGGTCTTTCAATCCGAAGAGAAACCGAGTAACGTCTCGGCTCTCTTCCTCTTGCGACTGATACTTCGTGCGAGTGACTCCGAATTGATCTTCGATTTTCAAACATACCGCGAGATATTGACCTTGCGGGGCGAGTGCTTCGATGTCGTAGCCTGTCTTTTGGGTAATGGTTAATTGTGCCATCTGATTTATTATTTAGAGATTTTCGTTAATTGGTTAATGAGTTAATCGAGTTCGACTCCCGTTTCTAGAGCGGCCCCGATGAGACCGTAGTTAGAAGCATCGAGCCAAGAGTCAAGTCGAGACTCGAAATTAGGCGTTTCCGCTTCGGAGCGTTCGAGAAAGCTTTCCGTTCCTTGCGCGTTCCGCTCTTGTTCGAGTAGTGTTCCGAGTCGAGCCGCTTTGTCGTCGAGACGGATAAGGACACCTTGCTTGCCGTGACGTCGAATCGCGTCTGGCCCGTAGTCCTTTTGTTTCGCATCGAGTTTGCGGACGTTAGCGATTGCGAGCTTTAAGCAGTGACGCCCGAGCGGGGTCTCGATGTCGAGTAAGTCGGCGAGTTCGTCCGCAACTTGCGCGTCCGAGAAATCGCCTTCGCCTCGGAAATCGACGCTAGGCTCGACCGGTCTGGCTTGTGATGGGAGATCGTCCATAGCTTACTTTTTGGCGGGTCCACGTTGCGACGGCTTCCAAAGGACGGCTTTGTCTCCCTTGGAATGCCGCTCGGAATGCGCGATAACCCAGCAAACGCGCTTTAGCTGCCCTTCACTAGAGGCCGGGTAATCAGGAGCGAGGAGCTTAACCGCTTCGGAAACTGAATACTTGCCTTCGGACATGAGCTTCCGGGCGTCGGCACAAACGCCGGTTGTCGCGAGACGTGTCTTAGGTTCGTTTTTCTTGGTAGCGGTTGCTTTTTTAGCCGGAACTTTTTTCGCGGCTTTCTTTGCTACCTTTTTAACCGCTTTTTTAGCTGGAGTCTTTTTAGCTACTTTCTTCGCGGCTTTTTTGGCTGGAGCTTTCTTAGCGGTCTTCTTAACCGCTTTTTTAGCGGCCTTTTTTGCGGGCGCTTTTTTGCGGACTGTCTTTTTTGCGGGAGCGGGCTTAACCGCTTTCCCTGTCGTCTTTGTGGACATAGTTACTTTAATGATGGTTTTAAGTGGCTCGCGTTAACCGCTAACGGATTAACGAATTAACGCAAGCTCTTTTTCGATTTATTTTAAAAGGCGCTTAATCTGATGATTAGAAAGGAAGCGCTCTTCTCCTTTTTCGTTACTAAAGCGAACGCCGGAGATTTTTTCGCCTTCATGCGTGATCGAATCATTTTTAATTGCGGTTAAGGTTTCTCTGGTGAGCTTGTGAGAGTATTTCGTCGCGGTCATGAATTACGTTTAACCGATTAACGGATTAACGCAATACCTTTTTTCGATTTATTTTTCCGGCCCTTCTGGAAGCGCCGAGATTTTCTCCCAAGCTTCCGCGCCTTGCTTTGTTCCGTAGTAAAAGAAACCCATTTTATGAAGCTCGCCTCGGTCGAGGAGTTTTTGGCTTACGTTAACGATCTCCTCGCGGGTCGCTCCTGATATTGTTTTTAATTCCTCGATACCAAAGCCGACTCGGTCCGCGATAACGAAGTCGAAAGATGACGCGGCGAGAATGAGGGTTTCGACCGGGCAACGCCCTTCGAGCGCCGCGTTACGGGTCGTCATAATATATGGGCTCGCGTCGGTCATGGTGCTTTAGTTAGGAATTACAGAGAAACAAGGGCTCGCGTCTCCGTGAGACGTTACCTCTACCAATCGGAGCAAACCCGCACTTTCGAGTTCCCTTAACGCTTCGAGGATCGGATTAGGTTCTTCACCTCTAGGCTCGTAATATTTGCCGTTGTCGGATCGACCCTCCGAGAGTCGCTCGACGTGGCCTCGATAGTAATCGACGGCTAACTTAGAAAGGGCCGGTAACGGAACACGCACCCGGAGCCCGGCGCGGATATGGTCGCCCGTGTTACCGGGGCAAGCTTCCTCCATCTCGAAAATATGGTCGTGGACTGGATGCCACGCGCCGCCCTCTTCAAGGTCTTTGAACTCCGCTTCAACCGGCAACGCGGAGAGCGTTAGTTTTGCCTCGGGGTCTAACTGGTTAAGTTCTCTCCACTCCATTTTAACGGCGGTTTCCTCGGGCTCGCTCGGGGTGAACTCACCGCACCAATCTGACGCGGTAACGTGCGGGAGCGGGTCTTCTGATTGCGGGATGCCTCGGGCGCGGGAGGTAAGAGGAGGGAAACGGCGGCAACGGTAGCCGTCGAAAGCAGCGAGCCCGCCTTTGAATTGAGGGCCGGTAAAAGCTTCCGCGAAAGCGCACTCGGCGCAAGTTGGATTAGTTTGATTGCTCATGGCGAAAGCACGTTTAACCGATTAACGGATTAACGCAAGAGAGAAAGATTTATTTCTTTTAGGCTTGACGGGCGGTCTCCGGCCTCTCAATTAAGAAGCGTGCAGTCGGTCCCGCTTAAACGCGTTTCGCGCAATGCGTCGAGCTTTAACGCTCTATCCCGCTTCATCGTCGGACTCTGAGGAATCGCGGACAGCGACGGGCTCCGCCCTTGGGCGGTGGGTGCCTGTCGCGTTTAGTCCGTTACTCAAATCAGAAGCGTAAAGCTTAAACGCGCAACGCTTCAAAGCAGAAGCAAACCGGCCTTCTAATAGAGAGGAGCCTTTTCGCTTAAATTTTAAGCTCTTAAATTATTACGCTCTTGCGCGCTTAAATTATTTAGAGACCGACGGAAAGGGAAGTAACGGACTAAACGCGAGGGGCACCCACCTCCTTATCAGGAGGAGCCCCTCGCTGTCCGCGATTCCTTAGAGTCCGACGTAAGAGAGGGATTGACCGTTGCGCTATACTATGGACATGAAAGCAAGAGGACATTCGAGTAAACGATTCAAAGGAGGACGCGACCACGCACCAAGGAAATATAAAGCGACAAGCGAAGAGCAAATCTTGGCGAGGAAGTTTCGTAGCTCGGGGGCGTGGCAAAAGAAGACCCGGTCTATGCTTATGCGCTATCCCATTTGTTTCGATCCATTAAGGAGGCATGAGAAGACCGGAAGACCGGAGGAAGCGGAAGCGACTCACCATATTGAGAGCGTGGCGACTGCTTATCATTTGAGATTAGAAGACCGGAATCTAGTAACGCTCTGTCGAGATTGTCACGACGCAATCGAGCAACTCGTTAGCGTCGGAGAAGATACCATGCTTTTATTTAAGACCCCTGTCCATGATTGGAATGAGTGAGCGTTAAGGTTAAGAAAGAAATCTCTTGCATTAACTGAATAACGAATCATATTCAAAACACAAAGCGAAGGAGCGTCGAGCGCTCCAAGGTCAAGGTTAAATATAATTTGACAGCTTACGCGCTCTTGGAGTAAGGATAGAAACGAGAGCGAGACCCGGTAAAAGCGGCTCGCGGACCGGGGGCGGGGGTTAAACGAAATTAACTCTTTTTCCTAGACCGCAGTTTGGCATCTCTCTCTCTTCTTT